GACATCTCTCGCAGGTAATACTATCTGTCTCATCAGTCTGGTAAGGTCCATACTAGTGATCTGCGGTTCAAATACTTTAAAAAGTCTAAAGGTGCAATCAGCATCTTTAGCGCAGTATTCGTTAAGCATAGCAAAAGGTACTTGGATATACTGTCCTTTGAATTGCTTATTAGCTTTAAACCAGTCGTCTAGATCCTTATCATATCCACCCATATCAGTATATGCCCAGGCACAGTCCTTTAGGCCGTGTAGATTCTCAGCATTCTCGTCAATGAGGTGATGTGCTAACATAGTATCAAAATAAAAGTTATTTAACTTGATACCCTTCATTATGAAGAATTTTTGATCGAACTTAAAGTTGTGTCCAATCTTCTTAGCAGGACCTTCTAGTATACGTCTAATTCTCTCCCAGAGAGCTACAGCATACTCTTTGTCCCAAAAGGAATCAGTACTTCCACCTGCCTTCATGATAGGTAAGCACCAGCCTTCCTTTTCTTTCCAGCTAAATCCAATACAAGATATATCACTGGTGAGAGGATTTAAATCGGTCGTCTCGATATCTATTGCCAACTCACTGGCAGCTTCTAGGCCTGCGAATAGAGATTCTACCTTATCGAAAGTATCTGCGATAGTATATGTACCTGCACCTTTAGGTGTGAGGCCTGTATATGTAGAAGACTGTTTGATTCTAACTAAGTCCTGAATTGTGATGGAAGTATATTGAGGGTTTCTAAGGATGGCAGCGGGGTGAATAGCGGGGATAACTTTGCAGTTGTACTTCTCTGACCAGAATTCTGTGCCTCTATGGGTCATAATAGAAGCTACTTTACTTCCTAAGAAATACCTAAGAGCTATATTACCTACGGGTACAATAACTACAGGCTGGATTCTTTTAATCTCTTCGTCTAGAAAAGGGGCACAAGCAGCTATCTCTTCAGCTGAAGGATCTTTAGGACCTTTCTTAAAATCGACTACTCCTCCATGACATCTAGTCAGATTAGTCATGAATATATCTCTGTAATCGATGCCCGCCTGTTTTAGAAGATTACGCCAGAGTCTCCCGGCTTCACCGAGCATAGGGGATCCCATCTTATCTTCTTCAAAGTTAGGACCTTCTCTAACCACCATAATCTTTGATGTAATAGGTCCTACACCATTGACGATAGCCTTACGGGTCTTACATAGACCACATAGAGAACAATTCTGGTTGGGGATTAAGTCAAAAGACATGCTTTACCTCTCGCTACTTAATTATACTACTTTTTCTTCTTTTTGGAGCGAGGTCTAGAAATAGTTTTAGGAGGGAAAATCTGATTTCCATCTAGGTCTTTAAGAACGAAGGCCCAGGCTCTCATGACTTCGTTTACCTTAGGATTATTAAGTTCTACTAAAGCTACAGCCATACATGAAAAGAAATCGCCATTATACCGATGTCCTTTATAAACAACGCGAGTAGTTACTTTCTCCTCTGGAGGAGGCGGAGGAGCTTTCGGGACGGAAGGTTGAACCTGCTCGCCAGGGAACACCACCTTAGGGGAAAAGCGTCCAGCGTTCTCATCAAGGCGGCGACGTAGATCTTCCATATTAGTAGGATTCTCAGCTTTTCTAAGTCGTTGGATAGCCTCTATAGGAGAGTCAGTTCCGGCAGCGGGATCTTCCATAGAGGCCTGCAGGTTCCTAATAAATTCAGGACTTAGGTCGTTCTTTTTTTCGGTCATTAGGTGTCCATCGAATATGAATTATATATTGCTTGGTAGATTTCTTCTTATAAATTGTTACGCCATTTACGGTAACTTTATTGGTACCTGCTTTCTCTATAACTTCGTCTGCGGCTCTTTTGAAGAGCTCGGCCAGTACTTTATTCTTAAAGGTAGGCTTCTTGCCTGCAAGTATCCTTTGAATATTCTCAACGCAGAAAGCTTCCGTTTCTTTCATCTTACTTATACAAATTCTTTAGCTGTACAGTAAAGTTGTCTATAACCCCCTGAAGAAATTCAGGGGTTGGCTCAAAATTAGTCATAGATCTATCTACTAAAGCTAGGTATCTATCAGCTCCATGACGTCTAATGTACCAAGCTCTAGAGATGTCTGGATTACGATACTCTATATAATTACATCGGTGACATGTACCTACTAAGTTAGGTAAATGCCAGCGTAGTACCTTACGTCCTCTTCTAACAAAGTGAAAACAACATTGAATAGGATTCTTTAGACATATGGCACAAGCGCCATATTCTATCTCGGTTATGGCCCTTACGTAAAGACTAATAGCCTTGTCTGCTTTGTTATGTAAGCGGCGGAGTATAGTTCTAGCAGGTATCTTCTTGCGTTTCTTTTTAGCCATTACTCTACCTGAGTGTCCGCATTAAGCTTTCGAAGACGAATTAGCTTATCAGCATGTTCTTTAACTTTGTCATGATGTGAAACTAATATAATCTGACGGCCCATCATCTTACTATAATCTTTAAGAAACTTACCGAAGCGTTCTTGGTATTCTACACTAATATTAGCCCCTACCTCATCTAATACAATTGGTCCTTCGATTTTAGGATGGTGTAAATCAATAATAATTAGTCGTAGGATAGTAGATACTACATTCTTAATACCTCCGGCTTCTGAATGAACTATATCTAAGTCGGTACCTAACTGGGTATCTCTTATCTTAAATTCTACTGCAACCGCATTTCGTTTATTTTCGAAAACAATTACGAACTGTAAATGGACATTATCCATTATTTCTTGGAGAGCGCTGGTAATAATAGACTCTATCTTAGTAACGCTTAGATCGCGAGTCTTTTCAGATACCGATTGTAGGAGGGATGAGGCTTTAAGAAAAGTGTCTTCCTCAGTGATAATATCTTTTAGCCGACGATTATTTTCAGTGAGCTGAGTAGTGAGAGTTTCTTTTTGGCCCTCAAGGTGCTGTAGCCGTTGTTCTACGGAAACAATTTTATTGCCTAGGGAGGTTATTTTGGCGTTCAACATGATCAGCGATAACTACAAGAAAGATAACCCAGAGAAGAAGACCGACAACTATGCCGGCCGCGTTCACTTGAAACCAAGCTACGATAGTGTCTATCATAGGGTAGGTAATTCACTAAGCTTTAATTCGTCTTCTATAATCTTATAGAGCTTAGACATTACGCCGTCTAAATTCTGAGGAGTTAATTCTTCAGGACTAAAACGTCCAGTAGCTTTAAGAACCTCATATAAATTATTAACTTCTAAAAGAAGCTTATTCTTTTCTTCTACTAAATACTCTTCACGGGTGCTTATTACAGCTTCTTTCTTCTTTAAGTCGTCTAATCGACTCCGAATATCTTCTATATTCGTTTTCATTAAGCCTTAGCTGCAGTTAAAAGTCTCCGTGCATCTAAAGCGTCTTGAACTAAAGTAGATCTATAAACGGCTTCAGATGTAGCGGTCTCGTTTACTCTTACTTCAGTAACCGTAGCTCCTCCATCATTTAGAAGTTCCTCAGCTACAATAAACAACTCCCGGGCAATGTTCTCTGCGGTAGGGTTGCTATCGAAGATGAAATGTCTCTGCTTATTCTCTCTCAAGAAGGTGAGCATGGGAGTATCATTCTGAGCTACTAAAAAGGCATGATCCCACTTATCGTCAATCCACTGCTTAAGGGGTTTAAAATCGTTGAAGTCTTTTACGAATCCGAATTTATCAAGATCATCTGTAGTAGCTTCCATTACTACAGTGACAATGTAACTATGTCCGTGAGCATGCTGGCAATTACCAGGATAGCCGAATGCTAGGCGATGTCCTGCTTCAAACTTTAATGTCTTCGATACAATCATAGTCTCTCCTGGTTATCATCTGGTCTAGCGTTAACTACACCGCAAAGATTTCTACACTCTCTACACCACTTATCTAAGTGTATATTATGCATACAATAGTTAGCGCATACTTCACTCGTGGGCAAGTGTGCACATCCTTTATCACACTCTAAGAATCTCCACTTGGAGAAGTCCATATTACTTGGATCGGGTAGTTTTCTTACTTCCTGAACCGATAGTCCATCCTGCTTTGGATGAATAGTATATCTGCTTATTCTTACGTAGTGTCTGTAGAGTAGAATCTAGGGCGTTGTCGTCCGTTACCCTTA